AGTTGGATTCTGTTTCTAAGAAACGAGTTTCAGCAAAATTTCTACCATTAACGGATTCTCTAATAAATCTACCTTCGTCGGATAATACATTATTAATTTGGTCAATCATTTCATCACCGGTTTTAAATTTTATAGGCGCATTTTCATATGTACATATATCTTGACAAGCAATAGGTATGCCAAGAGCACTAGCCTCAAGATATTTTAAGTCACTTTTAGATTTATTAAAATTATTATCACTTAACGGTGCAATAAACATATTAATGTTTGCCGTGTATAAACGTTCTGGATAATTAAAAAGAGTTGACCATGGTATAAATTCCACTTTTCCATTTCGGACTAAATCTATTAATTCATGACTGACACCTCCATAAAAAACCCACTGGTATTTATCAACAGTTTTACGAACCACATCATTAATATGATAAAAGTCATCTTTACCTTTAATTCTTTTTTCTACATCAAAATGAGCTCCAGAACCCGACCAGCATATTCTTGGTTTTTTCTTGTAAGTCGTGTAATTGTTTTCAATTTTATCTCTGTTATAAAAATTACCCATCCAAAATTTAGGTATATAATTAGGTATTACATCAATTTTTACACTACTATCAAGTTTAGATTGAAAATACTCTTTCATAAACGGACATGTAACAGTCATGTTACCGCACATTTCCATAATTTCTTGAATATTGTTTCTTATTTCATCGCTCGAAAATGCAACTCTATGTTTATTATAATGTGGTATATCTTCAATAAAAGGTATATCATCAATATCATAAATTAATCTAAAACCTATTTGTTCAGATAAATTTTTTAAATGTTGAACAAATTGTTTTTGTTGAGTTGATGCTTGACGTTGTATTTTGATAGCTTTTACGTTTGAATAATGTTGTGCATGTAAGGTCATACACGTTGATGTGTGAACCATACACTTTTCACTGGCATTTAGTAAATATTCTGGCCAAATAATTCTCCAAAACCCACAACCCCCGTAATCAGCTACATAATTTAAAAACCGAGGAAAATCACTAGGTACGCGAGTGTTAACTTGCGGTACATTTGGTTTTACTACTTGAGGCACACCAATATTGTGAAAAGGTTTAGCAAATGCTGGTTGTTGGAAAGGGTTCTGAAACATATGCTTTTATATTTACTCATTGAATAATATTCTTCTAGTAATACCATTTGTTTTTTCCAAAAATATAACATCACCCTGAGCTGCTTTTATGCTTTCTTTTCTGTGGCTAATAACAAATACACACTCGTTATATTGATCAACCCGTTCCTTCAGTATATTAACTACTAATTCCACCCCACGTTCATCAAGACTACTATCAAATAATTCATCATACATACTAAAGTTAAATGTTACGTCGCCTTGTAACCTTCTCATATCCATAAAGGCAAATAAACACGCAAGGTCAATATTTTTACGCTCTGCCCCACTAAAGTTAAAGTAAGAACATATTTTACCTTTTTCATTAATAATTTGTTCTTCAAAGTATTCATTAAAGATACAAACACAATTACTATCCATTTTTTTAAGGTAATGCGCTAATCTACTATTAAAAAGAGCAAGCATCTTTTTAACTATATACGATTTTACACCTTCTTCTGATACAACATACTTAACTACATCAAGCATATTAATTTTATTCTTTGTTACATCTAAAGTAATTTTTACTTTATTAAGTTTAGTTTCATATTCTTCAATAACCTTATCTAAACCTGTATCTGTACTTTTTAGTTCCTTAATATCTAATTTAAGTTGGCCTTGCCATTCAACTAATTGTTTAGCTTTCTCTTTGAGAAGGGTCTGTTCGTTAATTTGTTGTACTATTGTTTTATTTTTTTCATTAAGTTCATAAATGACATCTTTTATTTTTTTAATATTAGCATCTACGGTATTGATACCAGCAGTTATTTTGGTTTTTAATTCTTTATTAGAATTAATTTTATTTTTTAGATTAATTTTTTCTTTTTCTATATGATCTCGATCATCAGTACTAATAGCATGTAAACAAACAGGGCACGTATCCTTATCAGTACCTATAGTATTAATATTTGTTTCTAACTGTTCGTTTTGTATATCTAAAATAGTAATTTTTTTAAGAAATTGATCTCTTTTATCAGATTGTTCGGGTAATTTATCATTTAGTGCCTTAATAAACGTGTTATTTTTATCAATAATTTCATTACTAACTTGAGTAAGTTTACTTTTTATTTCTAACAGTTCTCTTTTATTGTTTTCTTCTCGTTGTTTGTATCGCTCTAATTTATCTTTACGTTCTTTTAGAATATTGTCATGTTGTTCCTTATAACTCTTTAGAGAATTATCAGTTTCGGTAAAAATAGTAGAATCGATATCAAACTCTTTTTTTGTTTCATTATAATCAGATCGTAAATTAGATATCATCTCACTAAATACACCAAGATTGAATATACCTTCAATAAACTTGCGTTTTTCAACTTTCTTTTTAGCCATAAAAGGTATTGTGTTATTTAAAGTCATAATAACACAATTCTGAAACACCTCTTCTGTGCAATTTATTAGGTCCTGAATGTATTCATTTGTATTAACAATGGAATCTCTCGTTATATCCTCACCGTTCTTAAAAATATAACATTTTGACGGTGATATTGTTCTGGTTATTAAGTATTCGGTTTGAGTTTGAGGGGTTATAACAACAAATTCTAGATTTACACAGCACGTACCGTTTGTAAGGTTATTTTGAATTAGCTCTTTTTTAAGGTCTCTTAAAGTACTACCAAATATAGCAAAATTTATAGCATCAGCAATAGTACTTTTACCAACCCCATTACGTCTATCTACTTTATCTTTATTGGCCCCTGTTATAACATGAAACCCTCTTTTGAAGTTTACCTCAACTTTGTCATTACCTACAGAAAGAAAGTTAGTTATTGAAACTTTTTTAAATATAATTTGTTTCATTAACAAATATTATATCTTTTTACTATTGAGATCTAGAAGAAATGTTTTTTAATTTTGTAATTATATCTTCCTTTGAAAAAATATTAATAATTTTTTCCATATCTGTTTTATATTTCAAATAAAACACTTTCATACCTCTTAGCATATCATCTTCATATTTGGTATTATCATTTACTGCAATATCCTGAATATAATAATATTTTTCCGAAGCACTACTATCCATAACCCAACCTAATGGGGTACATAAACCAAAATCCCCACCCTTTTTGTAAAAATCAGTTATTTCAAAAAAGTTGTGATATCTTTCATCAAATAAACCTATTTTTTCTACTACAGACTTTTTAAAATATATTAAAAGGTTAGAAGATGCTTTATATAAATTAGAATATAATTCATTTTTAGTATATAATTTTAATCTTTTATTATTGTTTTTACCGTAAGGGTCATCTTTTTCAGTACATATACAAAATATTTTACAATTAGTGTACTCGCTTAGTTTTTCATAATCAGTAAAAATTGTATTATCGATAATAATAATATTTTCATGAATAATTGATATATCGGTAATATTTTCGTCATTTAAAAAATGTCTTAACCCTCTATTGAAACAGATACTTTTTGTTAAATTATTGCATTTTATGATTTTAGCTTTTTCGTAGTTTTTTTCATTTTCTATTTCACCAGCGCTCACAATTACAATATTATTAATATTATTGTTAATTAAACCTTTGTAACATTTTGAAAGATAACGTTCCTTGCCGTTTGTGTATAAAATGACTCCTAAATTTTGCATGATTTATATAAATCTATAGTGTATTTAATTACTTCTCCTTTATTGTTAATGTCTAACATATTAACAAATTCAGTTATTGCTGTCTCGTAATCAACACCTGAATATTCGTAATCTAAAGCACCTTCTACTGAAAATTTATTATAATTAATATCGTAATCAACATTAAACATAAAGGGTTTCAAGCTATTTAAACAAGTAACAATTATGTCTAAATCATCTGGTTGGATATTTTTATCTACAACTAATTTTAGTATATTTCCTTTAACCAACTGTCTAAGTGAGTCTGTAATACCGTCATATTTTATTAAATCACTTAAAGGTAGCTTAATGTGTATAGGTGATAATTTATTTTCATGAAAAGTAGTTTTACTCGAGTTAAAATCTAACTCATACCAACCTTTAGTACTACCGGCATCGCCGAAATCCATTTGAAACGGATTGCCAAGATATAAAATTTCGCCATTTTTAAATTTACGGTGTTCTCTTAGGTGAAAATGTCCTGTAATAATTTTATTACCCTTTTTAAGTATATCTTCTGGCGTATCACCATGATCACAAACTTTAAAATTATTCATTTTAAAATCTATCAATTCAAAATGACCAAATATAATATCGCTAGATTTTAATTCCTTTATTTTAGTACCCCATGGACAAAAACTTACGCTTTTATCAAATATCTCTATATATTTGGGTTTATCGATAATTTTTACATTAGGTCTACCTTTAAGAATCGATAATGAATTTACCAAACTATTATCTTTATAATAACAATCATGATTTCCGGTAATCATTACTATATTGTACGATTTTAATATATCAAAAAACTCATTAGCTACATGAAGACTGTTAACTGCTATTTCATCTCTATAATGAAATAAATCACCACATATCATAATATCTATTATATTGTTTGTTTTTAATTCCGTGTCCAACCAACTAGCCCACTCGAGTAATATTTTGTGCCAATTACTATTATTTTGATGCACACCTAGGTGAATATCGGATATACAACATATTTTAGATTGTTTAAAGTAGAGATCTTTCACTTTTTTAATAATATATTATAACATACAAAAATCCATGAGCACTACATTAGTTACAGCAATTTATAACAGCCACCGTGACAGTAAATACGGTGGAAGGTGTTGGGAAGAACAATACTATTTTTCATCTTTACAAAATATAATGAATTTTAATTTACCTATCGTTATTTTTTGTGACGATAACGGGTATGATAAAATTAATAATTTTATGAGGTATCTAGAAGGTACCGGTATTAAAAATAAATGGAAAATTATTAAGCAAGATTTGGGTAAATTTAAATTTGAAGAACTTATTGTTAATCACAGAAAAAAACAAATTGAACATCATGTAAAAATTACCGAAGAGCGTAAAAAAACTAATCCTGATGAACCTGGTTTCTTTCATGCAAGATGTGAAATTTTGTGTCATAAAAAAATCTATTATGTAAAAGAAGTAGCTGAACTCAATCCATTTAATACAGAAAATTTCTGTTGGATTGACACCGGTATTACACATTGGGCATTAACCCCGTTTAGTAAAGGTGGAGTAGAGATTAATAATTTCTTTGATATTAATCATTATTACCCTAGAAATAAAAATAATATATATACCCCTGAGATTGGAAAAGGTATTGATAAAATTATCACCGATCACAGTATGTTTGAACTTAAACATGGTAATATTTGGTATAGTAAATCTCTTGTTGATTTACTAGTTAAGTTTTTATCTGATGAATACGGTTTACCGTGGGAAGAAGCTAACCTTAAACACCAACTAGTTGGTGGTCTTATTGGATTACAACCTAAAGAATTTGACGGGTTGTTTGAATTTTATGAAAAAGCTTTAATCTATTTGTGTTCAGCACTACCACCTGAAGGTGATTTATTTACTGAAGAAATTATTTTAAGTGCTTATTATAAATTTAGAAAGTTTTTTACTATCGATTTTCACGATTGGCCTCATGATGGGGTAAACGACCCAGCATATGTAGATTATGGAAGAAACAAACCAGATAGAGACGGTCGTATTTTATTCTATGAAGTTTGGGATATTATAAAAAAATATAACAAGGGTTAATATTCTAATTCATTAGTTTGAGGTCGAACATATACACTTTGTTCGACCTCATCCCCTGATATAAGTTCTTCATAAACCCGTTCTTTATATTCATTAATAGCATCAAAATGTCTTTTTTCTTTTTTAATTCTATTAATAAAAGCGTGAAATGCTATTGTAGTAAAATATGAAAATGGGTTGTATTTGTTACCTTTACTGTCTACAGCTTCGAGATCAAATTTTTTATTAGTAAGAGCTGTAAACATTTTAACAACCGCATCACCGACCATTTCATCTTTGTAAGAATAATTTATAAAATTAGGAGCATAACTTAAACCTCTTGCAATCTTATTAATCATTTCACCTAATTCATCATTACATACATCCGTTTCGTAATATTGTTTTATAGCATCTTTAAATTCACGAGAATTTACATAATGTTCATTACTCTTAGGTTTTATTTTTTTACCGTTTTTAGGTTTTTTAGATTGCATTAAAAATATTATACATGGGAAACTTTAATATCCACTAACTTTCATAAAAATTAGCAACTTTTACATTAAAATTTTCTTTTTTATATAATTCAGCTCTTTTTTCTGAATGTTGTATTCCATATCGTAACTGATCTGCTATATCAAAAATAACCAATTTAGATTTGTCTTTATGCAATCTTAAACCTCTACCTATTGATTGAAGAATTTTGATTTTAGCTTTACCACCTGACGCAAAAATAATATAGTGAAGATTATTAATACTGATTCCAGTACTAAAAATTTTACTAATAGCTATACAAATAACATTATTATTATTTTCAATGAGAGTTTTTACTTTATCACGTTCCTCAACTTCAACATCACCTTGTATAAAATATACTTGTTTGGTTTTGTTTTGGCTTAATTGATTTAACAACTCTTCACCGTGTCTAATATAATCAACTAGTATCAGGGTATTATTATTAACACCGGTTGATAGTTTTTCTATGGTATTATTTCTAAATTTATTAGTGAATAAAAATTCAAACTCTTGTCTATATCTTTCTCCTGGGTCTGAAATTTGATGACTATATTGTGGTTTTAATTTATAATGCAATTTAACAATTTGTATTATTGCATTACTTACATATTTTTCAAGTCTCAATTCATAACTATCTTTCTGATATATAACGGGTCCAATTTGACCAAATATATTCCATAAATCAGCATCATTATCTGGTAATGTACCTGTAAACCCAAATTTATTTTTGGTGTTAATTTTTTTAATTATTTTATTAACTTTATTACCTTTTCTTAATTTATGACACTCATCAATAATAAGAAGATCTACATAGTTAATCCAATCTGTATCACTTTTACTACTTTGTAATATACCAATATTAGAAATAACAACATTATCTTCTAAATTTACTGGAATAGACCCGGTCCACTTACCATGGGTAAAACTAACTTTATAGTTTTCAAAGTCAGCATATGTTTGATTTACCAAACCTAAATCGGGTACAATAACCAAAACCTTCCATGTAGATTTGTTATCTACTTTTTTATAAATTCTTTCTAATAAATTAGCTATGGTAAGAGTTTTACCACCAGCAGTTGCTAGTACAACCACTCCTCTACCAAACTTTAAACAATCATTAACAATTTCATTTTGATAATCTCTCAATTGTAAAGATAATTCAGCTTCTTCATTATCTAATGTTGGTTTTATTATTGATAATAATTCATCTGAGTAATTTATTTCTTCTGAAGGTAACTCTTTCTTTATATATTTGACTATATCCATAGTCATACCAACATCATACTTACCTGTTGGTTTAATAACATATGATCTAGCAGGTACAAACCATGCTCCTCTACGTCTTGCAAAAACAGCGCCTTGATTTTCATATGAAAAATGTTCTCGTATTAAGTCTAATTTATCACACTTAATAATACCGTTTTTTGATTTATTATCGTACGAAAAATTTATCATAAGGTTTCAAGTTTTTGTATTTCGATAATATTTTTTATATCATAACTCATACCACCGAAAATCTTTTCAACTTTTTCTAAAAATTCAATTAGTATTTCTTCTTCTTCAATTTTAAGATTTATATCCTTTATAGGTTGGGATGCCCATGCAGCTTTTTCTGCAGCAGGTATTGAAAGTCTTACTGAACTAGCTTCTTGAATTTTTTTTGTTATTCTTTCAAGAGTTTCTTTTTTTAATTTTTTTAAATTATTAAGTTGTTGTTTGTGTCTCATTAATCTACCTACCCACAAATGTTTACGACCCGGTAGTAACATTTGAGCATCCTTTAAATTTAGTTCATCTATTAATAGATGTTCTTTTAGTTCATCATTGTATTGATCTATAATAGAAACCATTTAAGTAATAATAGCATAAATACTATTAATGTCAATGTTTCAAAAGTTATTCCTAAAACTACTTGACGAAGATGGTAATGTAGCGGGACCGGGAGGACCTTTAGGTACATGGACATCATCCCAATTTTCAGGTGATAATTATGCTCCTGGTGATTCTAGAATGCCTAAAGTGTTGGGAGGTATTCAACGTCGCAATATAAAGAAAAAACGGAAAAAAAAGAAGAAAAAAAATGATTGATAATTTAGGGCATTGGACTTATAATGGTAAAAAAGAAGATATACCTGAAAACTTTTTTGGCTTTATTTACATTATAACTAATACCGTTACCGGTAAAAAATATATCGGTAAAAAACAGGCTCAAAAATTAGCAAAACTTCCCCCACTTAAAGGTAAATCACGCCGTAGACATGTAGTAAAAGAAACAGATTGGAAAACATATACTTCTTCTTCTGATAAAGTTAATCATGATTTGATTGAGTATGGCAAAGACAAATTTATATTTGAAATAGTTAAATTTTGTAATTCAAAATCTGAATTAGCATATTATGAAGCTAAAATGCAATTTGATAATGACGTTCTTCTTCATGAAGATAAATTTTATAATGGAATTATTAATTTAAGATTAGGTAAAATAAAAAAAAGTTGAATTTATCTGATAACTAGTAGAATACATATGTGAGTTTGAATTTGACAGAATATAATGTTACTCTTATCGACTTTCAAGAAATACATAAGTCTTATGAAAAACGACTATTAGATGAATTATACAATTTACAGTTAATTGATAATTTTCCAAATATAACTTCTGATATAAAAAAATTATTATTACACTTTACCATTAAAGAAACAGTAGATTATTTTAATACATTTAAAACAAATAATAAACTAATTCTTTACTTTAATAATACTCAATTCTATGAAAGTGAAATGTTGACTTATATAGATGAGACCGTATATTTGAAATTAATAAATGGTTTTCTTCTTAAGATTAGAAACATGTTGCCAATTAAGGTAGTTATTTCTAGTAAAAGTTTAGAATTTTTTAGTCATTTGTTAACTATCGATGATGGTAGAGCTAAAGGTACTTTATTTAGAATAATTAATACTATTTCTAATTTCAAAATAGAAAATTTCACTTTTGCAAAGGTTAAAAAGTTTGCATTTAAAAATGAATTAACTTTTCTATCAGGAGATTATTTCAATGATCTTAAAACTAAACAAATAACATTTAAATAAATATTAATTATATGAAGTTTGACGACGCTTTAAAAGAAGGTTATTCAACATATCTTTCATCTAATGAAGAAGAAAAGATAGGTGTTAGTAAAAAATTTTTAAAAATAATTTATGATTTGTTAAAAAATGATGAATTTAGGAAATTAGCTGCACAATATATGAATGAAATACCTGAAATTAACAGATTCGTCGTCGCTGGGGTATTAGATTATGATATAGATAAAATTCTTAAATCAAGTGCTGATGAAGAGGAATCAACTGTAACGGGTCTTAATACAGCGATGGATATAAATCAGGAAATAGATCGTATAGCCAATTCACAACCCGGGTTTTTTGATAAAAAAGGTCAACAAAATAAAAAAACAGCTTTAAATGTTTCTAAAGGTAGTAGTGCATTAGATAGTGAAATTCTTGCAGTAGCTCAAAAGAAACAAAATGACATGAGAACCAAATTAGGTGCTTTATCAAAATAATTATGAAAATTAAAACCAAAAGTAAATTTTTTAGTTTAATTAACAACAAATATGAAATGTTAGAAGAACAGATACCTGTTGATCCTAACGCCATGGCGCCAGCTGACCCTAATGCTGCAGCGGTTGACCCTAATGCAGCGGTACCCCCACCGGAACCTCCACCTGAACCTGAAGTTGAACCTCTAACAAGTGCTGCTGAATTAAGATTAATAACTCTTTTGAGAAAAGCTATGATGAATCCTATTAGACCAGAAGAGATTGATGAATTTGTTATTAATACGGAACCAGATGAAAAAAATGGACGTAAAATGTTACGTAAAATGATTAAAACTTTAAACACGTATTCGAATAAACAAGACCCTATTTCATGAATAAAAAACCTTACAGATCTTTAGCTGATATATATTCAGAAAATGCCTTTAAACCGGTGGCTAAACCACCGCGTCAAAAAATAAATGAAGATGTACAAATTTTATTTAAAAATGATGGTGATGAAAAATCTAGAATAGTAGGATATGTTAATGATAAAATTGCTGATAAATTAGAACGCACTATA